ACCGTGCGCATGTGGCTGCCGGCCCCGCCCCCCGATGACGTGGAGTTCGGCGTGTGGGCGCGCAGCTCGGTGGACGCTTTCGAGCAATACCTCAAGGAGTACCAGGGTGAGCTGTGATGTGCGTCAGGCCGGTTACGGCAACACCCCTTGCCGTAACCGAGCCGTAACCTTGAAACCCGCATGGAATAAGGCCGGTTACGGCAAACGCCCGGTTACGGCTACCCCCTTTAAACATGCGCGCGTACATGCGCAGGCGCGCGGGCGCGCGCACGCATCCGAATTCAAAACTATCCGTAACCACGCATTTGCCGTAACCAGCCAATGCTGGTGCGGGTTTCAAGGTTACGGATGGGTTACGGATGAAGGGTTATCCGTAACCGGAAAGGTGATTCGCAAGGACAAGCCATGAAGGTCAATGCCACGATCAACTTCCCAGAGGTGTCGCGCCAGCTGAGCAGGCTTGGCTCGCAGGTCTACCAGCAGGCGGCGGTGCGGGCGATGAACAACACCGTGGCGAAGGCCAAGACGGCCATGAGCCGCGAGATAAGGTCGGAGTTCAACCTGCCGGCGTCGAAGGTCAGAGATGCGCTGCGCATCAAGCGCGCGTCGTACAGCCAGGGCGTGGCGCGCATCGAGGCATCGCTGGAATCGCCGGCGCGCTACGGGCGGGCGATGAACGTCATTCACTTCGCGGCGACGCAGACGGCCGAGGGCGTGACGGTGAAGATCAAGCGGGTTGGCGGTCGCAAGCTGATCCGCAGCGCGTTCATCGCGAACAAGGGCCGCACGGTGTTCCAGCGCGAGGGCATGGCGCGCCTGCCCATCAAGCCCGTGCAGACCATCGACGTGCCACAGATGTTCAACACCAGGCGGATCAAGGAAGTCGTGCTGCAGATGGTCCGCGACGAGTTCCCGCGCCAGTTCGAGCGCGAGGCGCGCTACTACGCGAGCAAGGCATGACAGGCCGCCAGCACCTCATCGTCGCAGCTCGCGGGTCCTCCCCAGCGCCTCGCCATACGGGGGCGAATCGAGCGCGAAATCGCGCTAGTGTGCGGGCGCGGCATTGGTTAAATATTCTATGGCTGGGTTAAATGAGTATTGAGCTACGTGACCGCATCGAGCGTCGTCCAATCGACTCGCTGGTTCCCTACGCGCGCAACAGCCGCACGCACTCTGACGAGCAGATCCAGCAGCTGGTCGAGTCGATGCGCAGCTGGGGATGGACCAACCCTGTGCTGGTTGACGAGCGCGGCGGAATCATTGCCGGCCACGGTCGCGTCATGGCTGCGCAGCGCCTGGGCTTGGACGAGGTTCCCGTCATCGTGGCCTGTGGGTGGACAAACGACCAGAAGCGCGCCTATGTCATCGCCGACAACAAGCTGGCGTTGAACGCCGGATGGGACGATGCGGTACTGTCCACCGAGCTGACTGCATTGCGTGATCACGGATTCGACCTGGACCTGATCGGATTCTCAGCCGACGAGCTCGCGGACCTGCTAGGCGATGGAGACGACGACAACGGTTCAGACCCAGACGCACAACCAGATCCTCCCGACATGCCGGTGTCCCGCATCGGCGACCTGTGGCAGCTCGGCGAGCACCGCGTGCTGTGCGGAGACAGCACCAGCGCCGCCGACGGTGAAACGCTGCTGGCTGGCGGCTCATGGGACGTTTGCGTGTTCGACCCACCCTATGAGGTCGAGTCGCTGTACGCCGACGCCATGCCGTCGGCCTCGCCTGACAAGAAACTGCTCGTGTTCTGGGACTTCAAGCGGTTCGCCATTGCCGGCCATGCGGCCATTGAACGCGGATGGGTGCCGCAGTACGAGCTGATCTGGGACAACGTCACCAGCTGGTACACCCCCAATCGGCCGCTCGCGCGTCACAAGGCCTGCGGCGTGTTCGGCGACGATCCGCGCTGGCGTTTTGACGACGCCATCATCCGCGATGGCAAGACCAGGGAGGCAAAACGCGTGAGCAACACCCGCGGCGAGTACGAATACACGCCGCTGGAGGGCGCGGTGCACCTGAGAACTGTAGAGGCATTTCCCACCACCGCAGAATCTGGCGGCCACGCCCACAGCAAGCCGATCGCATGGATAGAGGCCATATTCAACGGCCTCGGCGGCGATGTCTACTTCGACGCGTTCGCGGGCAGTGGAAGCACGCTCATTGCCTGTGAAAAAACCGGGCGCATCGCCCGCCTGATGGAGCTCGACCCGCGCTACGTCGACGTGATCGTGCGCCGCTGGCAGGAATTCGCGGGCGGCATCGCCATCCTGGCCGACACCGGCCAGACATTCGGCCAGGTGGCCGCCCAGCGCGGCGTGCCAGAGATCTGACCGCCATGCGCACCGGCACCCTCAGCGAGTATGCGACCCACATCGGCTCGTCGAATGCCTACGTGACCAAGCTCAAGTCGCAGGGCCGCCTGGTGCTGGTCGATGATGGCGGCAAGCAGCGCGTCAACTTCGAGGCGTCCGACCGGCTGATCCGCAACACCGCCGACCTCGGCCGTGCCGCGAACGGCCGCAACTCGGGCGGTGGTTCGGCGCCGATGGCCAGGCTGGGCGAGCGCGAGCCGGCGTCAGGCGCGGGCGCATCGGGCGGCAACTTCGACGTACTGTTTCGCAAGGCGCAGACGCAAGAGCGCGTGTTCACCGCCAAGCTGCGCGAACTCGAATACCAGGAACAGGCCGGCTCGCTGCTGCGCGTCAACGTCATGGAAGAGCGCGTCGGCCACCGCTACGCCACCGCGCGCGAGGCGCTGCTCAACATCCCGGCAAGGATCGCGCCGCGCCTCGCGTCGGAGTCCGACCCCGCCGCCATCCAGAACATGCTGGAAGCCGAGATACACGCCGCATTGACCGAACTGGCGGCTGTCAACCTGGCGGCGGCGCCGGCCGCCCCGCAGCCCACCGAGCCGGCATGAACGCGCGCGACCTGCCCACCGACGAGATCCGTGCGCTCGAGCTCGAGCAGGCCTGGGCCGTGCGCTACCTCGCGCCGCCCCCGCGCGTCTCCGTCGCCGAATGGGCCGCGCGCTACCGCCACATCGCCAAGGGCCCGGAGCGTGGCCTCTGGCGCAACGAACGCACGCCGTACCTGGTCGAGCCGATGGAAGCCGCCAGCGCGCACAGCCCATACGAGCGCGTCGCCCTCTGGTTCGCCACCCAGCTGGGCAAGTCCGAGGTGCTCTACAACGCCGTCCTGCAGCGCATCCACACCGACCCGCAGGACATGATGATGGTCCAGCCCACGCTGCAGGATGCCCATGACCACAGCCAGCAGCGCTTCCTGCCCACCATCACGCAGACCCCGGCGCTCGACGGCCTGATCGCCATCCGCCGCAGCCGCGACGAATCAACCTCCTGGCGCAGCCGCAGCATCCAGGGTGGCTTCACCCTGTTCTTCGGCGGCGCCAACAGCGCGTCATCGCTGGCATCCAAGCCGCTCGGATTCGCCGTCGCCGACGAGGTCGACAAGTGGCCCGCCGACGTCGACAACGAAGGCCCGCCGCTCGGCCTGCTAGAAGAGAGGATGTCCAACTTCGCGCGCCGCAAACTGCTCATCGCCAGCACCTGCACCGTCAAAGGCCGGTCCATCATCGAGGCCGAATACCTCGCCAGCGACCAGCGCAAGTACCACGTGCCGTGCCCGCACTGCGGCGAGCGCCAGATCCTGCTGTGGGGCGCGAAAACGGAATGGGGCCTCAAGTGGCTCAAGTCCGAAACCGGCAAGGCCCGGCCCGAGACCGCCGTCTACATCTGCCGCCACTGCGGCGGCACCATCGAAGAGTGGCGCAAGGACGCCATGCTGCGCGACGGCGTCTGGATCGCCGACGCGCCCGGCGCCGGCCTCGGCAAGCGTGCCGGCTTCTGGCTCAACAAGCTCTACAGCCCGCTCGGCTGGAAGTCCTGGGCCGCCCTCGTCGAGGAATGGGACCAGGCCATCGAAGCCAACCGCATCGGCAACAGCGCGCCGCTGAAGAAGTTCAAGAACTCCAGCCTTGCCGAGACCTGGGAAGAGGAGGGCACCGGCGCCGACAGCAAGAGCCTGGGCGCCCGCGCCGAAACCTACGACCTCGGCATCGTCCCGCGCGGCGGCCTCATGCTCACCATGGGCGTCGACACCCAGCCCGACCGGCTGGAAGCCCGCGTATGGGCCTTCGGCCGAGGCGAGGAATCCTGGCTCATCGCCCGCCACATCATCTACGGCGATCCCAACCTCGACGAAGGCACCGAAGGCAGCCCGTGGACCCGCCTCACCGAGATCCGCCGCACCCCCGTGCTCAACGCCGTCGGCGCCCAGATGCTCATCGAAGCCACCTGCGTCGACTCAGGCGGCCACAACACCCACGCCGTCTACAGCTACTGCCGCGCCCACAGCCACGCCAACGTCCTGGCCGTCAAGGGCGCCAGCCAGTACGGCCGCCCCGTCATCGGCCGGCCCAGCGCCATCGACATCAACTGGCGCGGCAAGACCATCGCCCGCGGCGTCAAGGTCTGGCAGATCGGCACCGACACCGCCAAGCACCTGCTGCATGGCCGCATGCGCATCGGCCAGGTCGGACCCGGCTATGTGCACGTGCCCAAGGCGCTGGCCAGCACCGACGAATTCGAGCAGATGACCGCCGCGCGCCTCATGCCCGCCACCGTCAACGGCAAGGCCGTCATGCGCTGGATCACCCCCGCCGGCCAGCGCGAGGAAGGTGGCGATTGCATGGTCTACGCCTACGCCGCCGCCTGCTGGCTCGGGATCCAGACCTACCGCGAGCCCGGCTGGGCCCGGCGCGAGGCCAAGTACTGCCCGCGCGAGCCCGGGCTGTTCGATGCGGCCGCGCCGCCGCCACCAGCGGCGTCCGATGCCGTCCAGCCGGCCATCGATCGACCCGCGCGCCGCACGGCTCAGCGCCCCCGCTTCAGCGCCACCACCTGGTAAGCCATGCAGAACGACATCGTCCTCGACATTCTCGAACGCATCCGCGCCCACCTGCAGGGCGGCGGTGCGTTCGACGATGGCGCGCGCCAGCAGCTCGACGCCGAGATCCGCGCCGACTGGGGCGGCGAGCGCTGCTACATCGCCAAGCAAGGCGGATCCAACGCCATCGCCATCATCCGGCGCGACGTCGAAATGCGCCGCGCCTTTCGCGCCGGCGCCAGCGTCAGCGTGGTGGCCAGACGCTTCCAGGTCAGTCGCAAGACCGTGTACCGCGTCGTCATGGGCGGCGCCGGCCAGGTGCTGACCGACGGCTGACCCTGTGCCCGCTTTGCCTTAACCGCGCACACATGCCCCGCTAAGAATCCGCCCAAGTCATGACCACAGCCACCCCCACCCAGGCCACGGCCGGCGACACCATTGCCTGGACCGTGCAGGATGCCCGCTACCCCGCCGGCCCCTGGCAGCTCGCCTACGTGTTCCATGTCGCCGGCGCGGCCGTCACCATCAACGGCGTGCCTGACGGCGACGCCTGGGCCGTGCGCATCCCGCCCGCTACCAGTGCGTCCTGGCCGGCCGGGGCCGTGCGCTGGCAGGCCACCGTCAGCGACGGCACCGACCGCTACACCCTGGCCACCGGCCAGATCCAGATCGCCGCCAGCATCGCCGCGCTCATCGCCGGCACCGACCTACGCAGCCACGCCGAGCGCACGCTCGCCGCCATCGAGGCCAAGCTCGAAGGCCGCGCCGGCTCTGGCATCGACGAATACCAGATCGCCGGCCGGCAGCTCAAGTACATCCCCATCCCCGACCTGCTGCGCTTGCGCGACCGCTACCGCGCCGAGGTCAACGCCGAACGCGCCGGCCAGCAGACCGGGGCTGGCCGGCGCATCCTCACGAGGCTCTGACCGATGGGCGCACTGCAAACCGTCCTGACCGCCATCAAGGGCGGTTTCTCGTGGAACATCGACAAGGGCGCCGACCGTGGCGAGCTGCCCGGCGCCGGCAAGCACCGCCGCGCCTACGCCGCCGCCGCCGTCGACCGCCTCACTGCCAGCTGGACCGCGGCCAACAACAGCATCGACCGCGAGCTGCGCGGCGATCTCGACCGCCTGCGCGCCCGCAGCCGCCAGCAGTCCAAGGACAACGAGCACGTCGCGCAGTTCCTGCGTCTGTGTGCGCGCAACATCGCCGGCCCGTCGGGCCCGCGCCTGATCGCCGCCGTCGAAGACGCGCCCGGCAAGCCAGACTCCGCGGCCAACTGGGCCATCGAGGTGTGGTGGGCCGACTTCTGCAAGGCCGGCAGCTTCGACATCACCGGCCGCCTCAGCGGACAGGATGCCTTCCGCCTCTTGGCCCGCACCGTCGCGCGTGACGGCGAAGTCCTGCTGCGCCACGTCGTGGGGCAGGGACGGCACGGCTACCAGGTGCAGCTGCTCGACATCAACCGGCTCGATACCGGCTACAACATCGATCCCGGCGGCGCGCGCAACGCCGTCGTCATGGGCGTCGAGGTCGACAGCTTTCAGCGCCCGAGGGCCTACTGGCTGCGCTCGACCGGCGGCAGCCCGCGCGAGCGCGTGCCCGCCAGCGAGATCCTGCACGCCTTCCTGCCAACCGAACTGGAACAGACGCGCGGCGTGCCCTGGATGCATGCCGCCCTGCACCGCCTGAACGACCTTTCCGCCTACCGCGAGGCCGCCATCATCAACGCCAGGGTCGGCGCCAGCAAGGTCGGCTTCTACACCCGATCGCCCGACACCGTGCAGCAGCCCATTGGCGACGAGCAGACCGACGGCGTCAACCTCGTCACCAGCGCCGAGCCGGGCGAATTCCACGAGCTGCCCGCGGGCTACAACCTCGAGTCCTTCAACCCCGCCTACCCGACCGAGCAGTACGAGGTCTTCCACAAGGCCATCCTGCGCAGCATCGCGGCCGGCATGGGCACCAGCTACGCCAGTCTGTCCGGCGACCTCGAAAGCGTCAACTTCAGCAGCATCCGCGCCGGCCTGATCGACGAACGCGACGAATGGCGCGCCCTGCAGGAGTGGTTCGTCGCCGCCGTGGTCGAACCCGTCTACCTGCGCGCGCTGCGCATCGCGCTGCTCAAGGGCACGGTGCGCATGGCCAATGGCTCGGCGCTGCCGGCCGAGAAAACCGAGAAGTTCCTCGACCACCGCTTCCAGGGCCGTCGCTGGCCCTGGGTCGATCCGGTCAAGGACATGCAGGCCAACCTGCTCGCGCGCCAGGCGCGCCTGGCCAGCGCCAGCATGCAGGCCGCCGAGATGGGCCTCGACATCGAGGATGTGTTCGCCGACCTGCAGCGCGAGCGCCGCCTGGCCGAGCACTACGGCGTCAGCCTTGAAGACTCCGGCGCCGCGCGCCCGCCGGCGCCTGGCGTCAGCACGCCAGACGACGACACCGAACAGCAGGGCGCCAACGCCTGACGCGCCACCTGTGCGCGCTTTGCCTTAACCGCGCACACCCATCGGCCCGACCATCCGGGCCATGCCCATCGAAGCCCTGCAACCAGGTACCAAGGCCGAGCGCTTTTTCACATTCGCCCGCGAAGCCGTTGATGCCGAGTCCCGCACCGCCACGCTGGCGTTTTCCAGCGAGACGCCAGTCGAGCGTTACTGGGGCATCGAAGTTCTGGACCACAAGAACGGCAGCATGCGCACCGAACGCCTCAAGCGCGGCGCGCCCCTGCTGATGGACCACGATGCCCGCGATCAGGTGGGCGTCATCGAATCGGTGCAGATCGGCGCGGACAGGGTTGCCCGCGCCGTGGTGCGTTTCGGGAGAAGCGCGCGCGCCAGCGAGGTGTTCCAGGACGTGGTCGATGGCATCCGCCAGAACGTCTCCACCGGCTACGTGATCCACGCCGCCACGCTCGAGTCCGAGTCGGACGGTGTCGGCACCTACCGCGTCACCGACTGGGAGCCGTTCGAGGTTTCCATCGTTTCCGTACCCGCCGACACCCGCGTCGGCATCGGCCGCAGCGCCGAGCCCGTCACATCGCCCCAACCTTCGGAGAAATCCACCATGTCCGACAAAGACACCGCTGCCCCGCAGCCCGAGCCGCAACCCGCCGCCGAAGTGCGCGCCGCCACCGTGCCGGCCCAGCCCGCCGCGGCGCCGCAACCCAGCGCCCAGGACGAGCGCAAGCGCGCCGCCGCCATCATCGCCATCGGCGAGGCCCACGGCCTGCAGCAGCTCGCCGCCGAGTCCGTGCGCGACGGCACCAGCGTGCAGGACTTCCAGGCCCGCGCGCTCGAAGCCCTGGGCACCAAGCCCACGCCCACCAGCGATGTCGGCCTGAGCCAGCGCGAAGTGCAGCGCTACAGCATGCTGCGCGCCATCAACGCCCTGGCCAACCCGCGCGACAAGCGCGCGCAGGAAGCCGCCGCGTTCGAGATCGAGGTCAGCCAGTCCGCCTGCGACAAGCTCGGCCGCCAGAGCCGCGGCATCTACGTGCCCGGCGAAGTGCTGCGCCGCGACCTCACCGTCGGCACCGCCACTGCGGGCGGCCACACCGTCGCCACCGATCTCAAGGCCGACAGCTTCATCGACCTGCTGCGCCACCGCCTGCTGCTGCCCGGCATGGGTGCCACGCTGCTGACCGACCTGGTCGGCAACGTCGCCATTCCGCGCCAGACCGGCGGCGCCACCGCCTACTGGGTGGCCGAAAGCGGCAGCCCGACCGAAAGCCAGCAGGCCTTCGACCAGGTCACCCTGTCGCCCAAGACCGTCGGCGCATTCACCGACATCAGCCGCAAGCTGCTCCTGCAGTCCAGCATCGATGTCGAGAACTTTGTCCAGGGCGACCTGGCCAAGGTGCTCGCGCTGGCCATCCAGCAGGCCGCCATCAGCGGCAGCGGCACGGCGCCCGAGCCGCGCGGCATCCTCAACACCACCGGCATCGGCACGCTGGGCGGCACCAACGGTGACACGCTCAACCACGCCAGCATCGTCGGTCTGGAAACCGAGGTCGCCGTCGACAACGCCGACATCGGCACGCTGGCCTACCTGACCAACGCCCGCGCCCGCGGCAAGGCCAAGGTGACCTACATCGACGGCAGCGGCACCGGCATCCCGGTCTGGGGCGGCGGCAGCACGCCGCTGAACGGCTACCGCGCCGAGGTCACCAACGCCGTGCCGTCCAACCTGACGCAGGGCAGCGGCACCGACCTGTCGGCCATCATCTTCGGCAACTGGGCCGACCTGCTGATCGGCCTGTGGGGCGGTCTCGACCTGATGGTGGACCCGTACACCGGGAGCACCAGCGGCACCGTGCGCATCGTGGCGCTGCAGGACGTGGACGTGGCCGTGCGTCACCCCGAGTCCTTCGCGGCTGGCAAGTTCATCACCACCTGATGAGCAGCGCCGTGAAAGCCGCCTCGACCATCCGGCTGCTGTTCACCCGCCACAGCAATGTGGCGGGCGAGCTGCACGCGGCCGGATCGGTGGCCGACGTGCCCGAGCGCGACGCCGAGTACCTCGTGCGCCGCGGCAGCGCCGTGCTGCATGAGGACAAGGCCCCGCGCGGCACCGGAAAGGCCGCCAGGCCCAAGGACGCCAAGGACTGACCGCCGTGTTTCACGTCGAAGACATCCCAGCGCTCATGAACACCGACGAGTTCGCCGTCACCGGCACGCTCGCCGGCGTCACCGTGCGCGGCATCTTCGACGCCGACCATGTGGTGGCCGAGGTCGGCGCCGCCGGCATGGCCGCCTGCGCACCAGCCTTCACGCTGCCCACCGCCAGCGTGCCCGCCGCGCCGGTCGGTAAGGCCCTGGCGCTGCCCGCCGGCAACTTCCGTATCGCGGAGCACCGGCCTGATGGCACCGGCGTCTCCGCCCTCCTGCTGGAGCGCACCGCGTGAGCGCCACCGCCTTCCTGCAGCTGCGCGACGCGCTGGCCGCCCACCTGATGGCGGCGCCGGCGCTGGCCGGTGTGCCCGTGTACGCCGGCCGCGTGCGGCCGATCGCGCAGGAAGAGGCCAGCGCCATCAACCTGCGGCTGTCCGACAGCCAGGCCATGACCTCGGTCATCGAGGCGCACGACTGGCATACCACCGTCCTGATCGACTGCGCCGCGCGCAGCGTACCCGGCGGTGACGACGCCGACACCGTGGTCGATGGGCTGCTGGGCCAGGTGTTCTCCAGCCTGCGCGACTTCGGCCCGGCCGGCCTCGGCCT